AGAACCTATTCCCGTTACTATACCGATAATGCTATCCCCCACTGCTTTTATTATATCAGATAATGCTTTAAATCCAGAAACTATTACACCACCTACAATTTTCGCAAAACTTACAAGTCCATCAATTACCAATTTCAATGCACCCACCATTATAGATGCAAATCCTAAAAATATTTTTCCAAATTCTTGTAACGCAGGTGCAGTTAAATTCAATGCAAACGCAAGTGGTATTAAAGATGCACCCAGCAATGCTAATACACCAGCACCTATTGCCACAGGTACTGCAATAAAACTCAATCCAAAGGCAGCCGCAGCCAATACACCAAGTGCAAGTCCACCAAATATTACATCTTTCCAAGAAACATCACCAAACATTTGAAATGCAAATGCGGCCGGTATAAGTGCAACTCCAAGTAAAGCAATTGCAGCCGCACCTTTAATCATTGACATACTTCCTTTTTCAAGTGCTTTCGCAGCCAACACTAACGCACCAAGAGCAACAAATCCAGGCCAAGCATTTTTCCAATCTACTTTTGCAAATTCTTGAAATGCTTTTGCGGTAACATATAATGCTCCAGCAAGTATCACCATAGCACCGGCTGCCTGAATCAATTTTTTGGTGTCTAATTTATTAAAGTTTTTAATCATACTGGAACTTTTCTTTGACTTAGAACCTGATTTTGTAACGTCATCAGAACTTCCTGTAATCTTTTTTGATGCATCTTCTAATTTTTTAGTATCATCTCCACCGGGTGTTGGTGTTTTGTTGAATATTGTTTGTAATTTACCTTTTAATTTACCAAGTGAATCTTTTAAATTGCTTGGTTTTAATGCAGTAAAAGCATTTTTAAGTGAATCTTTTAATGATCCACCCACTCCACTCAATGTAGTTTTTAATCCACTTAGTGTATCTTTTATATTACTTGGTTTTAATGCAGTAAATGCTTTTCCTAAACTATCTTTAAATGTTGTACCTACTTTTATCAATCCATCTTTCATTCCACCGAGTACATTTTTTATTTTACTCGGACTTAATGCTTTAAATACACCATCTATAAAACCAACAAGTTTTTGTGCACCCCCCACCAATCCAATCAGACCTTTTCCTATAATTCCAAATAATGATGAAAATATTCCACCGAATGCTTTGAACATTAAAAACCCACCAACTATTAGTCCAAATATTGTTTTAACTGAACTGCCAAATCCATCAAACATACTTGCAAGTAAACTCGTTTGTTCTGTTGCATTTCCTATTTCATCTGTTGTATCCGAGAAAAGATTGGTTATTTGCTCGATAATTCCTGCGATGAATGTAAAGGGCATTGTTATAATTTCCAATGTAGTTCCTATTAAGGAAAATAAAGGAGGTAATAGTTTAGTCATTGCAACAAATGTTGGCATTAAACTTTCAACGACAGGAATCATTTGAGTTTTTAAATCAAACATTGCTTTATTTATTTTATCCTGAATTTTTTTCTGATCTTCTAATTTTCTATTTTCTTCTAAAGTTCTTTCAAGTGTTTGCAGTGCAGTTTCATTTTTTGTTTCTTCTGCTTTTTTCAGTTTTTCAAGTTCCGCAATTGCATTTTTGTTTCCGGCAGCTGCAAGAGTATTTAAATTCGCAAGTCTTTCTTCTCGTTGTCTTTCAGTTGCTTCCATTTTGTATAATGTATTCAACTCCATTCCCATTGCTTCTGCTAAACTTTTTTGTTGCCAACGATTCAAATTACGAAGACCACCTTGTTGCTCTAAAATTTTAAGTTGCTCTTTTGCCATTTTTTCGGCATCACCTTCCATTGCAAGTTGACGCAAACGATTTAAATTAATATTCCGACCTAGCATTGTGCTTGCAGTCATTTGATCATTTATGCTACTTTCAAAATCCAAAAGACGATCAGCCGCACCTGCCATTTCATCTAATGTTGTTCCCATCTTTCTTGCTTCAACGGCTGCTTTTGCTAAATTTTCTGCGTTGCCTTTTGCAAATAACATAGATGATTCACTTGCATTAGCAACATCGTCCATTATTTTTGCAAAACTTAATCCATACCTAGATGCCATACCTTGCATCTTCATAATATTTTTAGTTGCATCCGATGCAGTTTTTGATCCAAGTTTCAACATAGTATCAATTGCCCTCGCACTTGTATCTGCGGCTATACCAAATGTTTTTCCTAATAATGCAACCGTTGCAATGGTATCTTCTTGAATAAATTGATGACTTGCAAATTCTTCACCAAGTGCAATTGCGGCCTCTTTTGCTTCTTCAATTCCTATTCCAAAAAGTTTATACTCTTTCTGTACATTTGCCATTGCATCACGAATTCTAAGTGTATCCGATGCACTTGCTCCTAATGTTTTTCTAAAATCTTCTCCAGCATCTTGTATTTTGCCGAGTTCACTGTATGCAGTTGCAAGTAGTGCAACAAATGCACCAAACGCAGCCAATGCTAAAAATATAGGATTAACCAACATACCAAGCATTGCTTTTCCTACTGATGCAAGTCCAGTTGCCATTCCTTTGAATCCTGCTTTTATTGCAACCGAACCAGCAGCCAGACCTCCTGCGTTTTTCGTTGCGTCTAGAAAACTTTGTGCCAATCCTAGTTTAGCAACAGATACTGCTTCATCAAGTGGACCTTTTACCATAGCATTTAACATTCCACCTACAAGTGGAATTTTATCTATTGCTCCTTGGAGTCCTTTTTGAATATTGTCCAACCCACTGGAATATTCATTCATTATATCCTTTGCTCCAGCAATAAGTTCTTTTTTATTATCACCCATCTCAGACATTACATCTCGTAAGTCTTTATTTACTTCTAAATTTTGCTCGGATGATTTTATTAAGTCGGCATTATACTGACCTAGTTTTGTATAAATGGCAGACATCTGACCAGCACTACCAAGAATTTCTCTCATTTTCTGTAATTCTACATCTTTTAAATTGGTAAGTGCTTGTTGTTGACCTATCAAATCTGCGGTTCGTAGATTTTCTTGTTCTAGTGATTCTTCTAATTGTTTTACAGTATCTAACTGAGATGCATAATTTGAATCATTAAAATTAAGCAACGATAATTTTGTTTTCTCTTGTTGAATTTGTGCTTGAAGTGATGGTATAGTTTGTTCGTTTGATTCCTTGATTAAGTCTCCTGCATTTGCAATTCTTTGAGATAACTCTAATTGTTTATCATCAATTATATTTTTCTTTGCAGATATACCATTTGCAGATTTTAATTTATCGTTTATTATTGCAGTTTCACTTTTTATTTTTTCATAATACGCACTACTACTTGTAAGTTCTGTATTGATTTCTTTTACTTTGTCACTTCCTACTAAATCTATTGCAACACTCCAATTTCCTTCAATTACGGAATTTTTAAATTCTTTTGTAAGATCATTTACTTTTGTTATTTCAGGCGTAAGATTATCCTTAACCGACTTTTGCAGTTGGTTTGTAAAATCGTTTACGTCTAAAATATCCATAAGTTAAATATTATACATCAACAAATGGTTTGAGTCTTGGATTTTTATTTATAGCATTTTTTAAATCTTCACGACTTGAATAACCAAGACGTTTTAATTCTTCTTTAAACTTTTTTGTATCTTCAACATACTTGTCAAATAAGTTAGCCAATCGTGGATCTTCAAATGCATTTTTTGATAACTTTTTTGCTTTATTATTAAAAATCGCAGTAGCAAGTTTTCCGATAAACTCATTAATTATCTGCTCTTCATTTAGAGGTTGCTTTTTGATAGTTTTTTTATTTTTCATATATAAGATTCCTGTGTGTGTACATATATCCATGTATAAATATATGCTTATGGAAAATTATATATAATTCCTCTATCTAAATGAGGATTTTGAACGAGGTGCAGATGAACTTGATTTTGCTTTGCTTTGAGCAGATTTTACTTGCTCAGATTCTTTGGTTTTTACATCCAATAATTTCCTAGAATAAAACCTACGCAAATAAATAGGCATATTATACACGATGCTTTGATTAAAAGCACCTTCACTATAATAGCAGAGATTAAAAATCTCTTCGTGGAGTCCTATTCTATACTCCGGTGGAAGGGTAAAAAAAGTCGACCCCAAGTGGGATCGTCATCCTTTCAGTATATCCGGTGTCTTCCGACTCAAAGTTAAATGTCATATCCAAGTCAGGAGTATTCTCCTTGATATGCTCACGAAATGCCAAACTATCACGTGCAAGTAATTCTTTGTCTACGAAACTTTTAATTCGTGCACGATCATCGTCACCATCTAATGCTTTGATAACATATTTTAAACGAGTGGTAACTTCAGAAGTTTCATTTTTATTTTTAGAGAACTTCTTCATTCCTTTCATTTCTGCATCAATTGCTTGTTCATCACGGTGTGTTAACAATGACCAATGTACTACTCGTTCACTATGTGGCAAAGTATATTCAAAAATGTTTTCACCACGTGTGTATTGATTAAAGTCAATTTCACGAGGATCTAATTGCGTGAGGTCAATAGAATCTTCTACATCGTCACCTGTGGATGGGTCTTTAAACTTAATTTTGTAATCTTTACCATAAGCAAGAACACGAGCCGCAATAAAAATAGCATTTTTATCACCAACTAAAATGTCGTCTAACTTTACACCAGGTGTAACAATAAGTTGCTCAAGTAGTTTATCAAGAACAATTCCTTTTTTAATTAGATTCTGACTTGTAAGAATATCTTCTTCTTTTGCAGTCATGTACTTAATGTCAATGCGACCACTTGCAAGTGGACTTGTTTGATCATAGAACCAACCTTTACTTGGTAAATCTACAACTTCACTTGGATACTCAGTTTTTTGAACCGAATCTGTTTGTTGAAAAGCAGTTTGTTCTGGTGTGCGAACTTGCTTGGTTGATTTAGTTGTTGTATCTGTTGTAGGTGCGTCATTTTGCATTGCTTGACGCACTTCTTCTGGGATTTTAATACTATCTTCGTTTTCCATAAAATTATAACCTTTTTAAAATATTAGTATAATATATACCAATATATATACATATTCAAGAATAAAAATTTTCGGTAGAAAATGTATAAATTAAATGTCAGATAATGCAAATTTTAAAATTTCATCATGGTCTTTGTAACTAAAGAAATCACTTTTCTTTTTACCTTTCCATGTTTTATTTGCAGTCACACCTAATTTCATGTCATTGAAAACAATTTTCTTTCCACTTCCTGTTTTAAATACCATTCGTCCTGCGTTGGTATCAATGTCATAATTTCTTAGAAACTTTCCACCCTTTGCTTGTTTAATCAAGAAACCCGCAAGTTTAGCATATGCACTACTTAATCCTTCTAATTGAAGTTCGTTTGCTTTCTCACTTTTAATTTCTTCAAAAAGTGACAATATTTCGTTTCTAAGTTTTTCAGATTTCATATTATCATAAATATATACGTAAACAAAAAAAAACTCCCATACGGGAGTTTTTTTAAATACAACCAAGTTTTTGTTTTCTTAGTATTGAAGAATTGCGTAATCATACGCAACAGTCAATTCTACATTCAATGGATCACCTGTTGACCAATCTAATGTTCCGAAGTTAACTGCGGTACAGAAACCACCTTTAATTGTCCATTCTTCTACTTTGTCACCAACAGGTCCAAGAAGATTAATTGTCATATCTTTCTTGTAGAAGTCAGCATAACCATTTCTACCGGTTACAGACTCGTGAGAAAGACGAATCCATTCCATAGCAGCCTGAGCCGCACTTGGTACAACCGGATCATAAAGTGTCATTGTGATGTCCTGCCATTCTGCTTTACCACCACGGAGTTTTCTTTTGATATTGATGTGATCAATTGTCACTGGATCAATATTGAGATTAGGACGGGTTACTGATTTAATAAGATATGCTGGTAAACCATCCATATACATAATAAATCTATTTGCTGTTTTCGGTTCAAATGCCGTAAAGAACATTTCGTTTACATCTATTACTTCTGCCATTGTTATTTCTCCAAATTTTGTTAGGTTGTAATTTCTTTAAATAAATATTGTTGAGTTTTTTGAAAAGTCGTTTTTCAGTAAAACATTATACATAAATAGTAAATTAAATAAAAAATATATTTATTTATTTTTTTCCTTCGTCAACTTCTTTCCAACAAGTTTTGCGGAACCGTATACAACTGCACCAATAAATTGCAGATGTTGTGGTCCTGGCCATGGAAATGATAATCCTAGAACTCCAGTTGCAAACAAAGTTAATAATGCCATTCCTTCAGGACCAGCAAATAAAGTTGATAATGTAAATCCACCACCCAATGCCATTATCATGTCTCCCATATCAAAGTCATAATCTGCATTACCTGTGAATGTCATGTTTAACCAAATGTATACTAATATACCAGCAACTGCGAATCCTGCGATTCTTTTTGTTTTAGGATGCTTTGCTAAAAACGCATCCAAGTCTTTTAGTTTTTCTTCAGTCCACTTACCCACTTTAGTACTTGCTATGTATTCACCGATTGCTTTTATAACTTGCTTGTATGCTTTGAATCCTGCTTTAACTAACTTAAAAAGATAATCCATACTGAATTTTATCTTCGCAAAAAATTTAAATACAAGTTTATTCTTAAACAAACTTAATAGATCTTTTAGTTTTATAGATAACTTATTTTTTAAATCTTGTACAAATCCCCATATCTTTTTTAATTTACCAGGTATTGCAATTTCATTTATCAAATATGGATTTTCTGTGAGTTTATGTTCGTTCACAAAGTTCACAAATTCTTTGTATTGAATATCAATTACAATGTCTGTTAAATTGTTGTTCATTCTTTATAAATATATACATACAAAAAAACCCTTCCGAAGAAGGGTTTTTTTATTTTTTTAAGTTATAGTTTTATCTTACCCAAAAGATGCACCAGTTGCTTGGAGGTTGAAGTCAAGTATGATAAACTCAACCGCACGTGCTGGTTGCAAGAAGATTTGTCCATAAAGGATATTTCTGTCAATCAAGTCAGGTGTGTTATTTGACTCGTCCATAATTACGTTGAACGCATACAAACCTTGACGTTGCTGAACTGCTTCTAAGTAAGGATTGACGATTGCCATGAACTTATTACGAGTTGCAGCGGTGTTTTGTTCAAATAACAAATAACGAGATGTACTTGCGATAAACTTCTTAAGAGTAATCAAGAGACGTCTAACATTGATTCTGTCAAGTGCGGATGCTCTTCTTTGAAGTGTCTTTTGACCGAATGCTACGATACCTTGACCAGGGAATTGAGCAATAGGATTAACCTTACCTTCATAAAGAGTATCTCTTTCTGCGAATGTAAGACGATCCATTACACTAATTGC